GAAGTGCCGTCACCGTCAACATCTTCCCTAAACTCCTCTTCCCAATATGGATCACCGCCTTCTAGTTTAATCATCTTACGCATGACCATGCCGGCTGCGTTATGAATTAAGCGCTTTGTGAACGGCGCCAAAACAGAAAGATTAACGCGAGTCTTCCATGGGTCAATCTTGGTCTTCGGATCTTCTTGCTCTCTTGGTTCACGCGGCAGGTAGATATGTGCATTTGCGTGTAAATACTCAGTCCCCTTTGTGACGGCTTGCATTATTTCCCACTTTTGCCGCATTCGCCTATTTATGTCGTCCATATAAAATGGACTATCTACGTCTATGTAGTTTGGTAGTGATATTTTTCTGGTTGCTAGGTTCATTGCGGCAAAGCGTTTGCCAGTAGCCTAGCCTGCCGGCGCCAGGATGCACAGGTTACAGTCGATGGATAAGATCGAGTTTCCATGGCGACAGCCACTGCCCCCGCAGGACTTCGCCCAAGTGGCGACATTGTAGTAGGTAAAAACCGGCTTTCTCTGCGGCCAATGCAGGGGATGATTTTTAATGATCGACGCCGTTTTCGTGTTGTCTTAGCTGGCCGGCGTGGCGGAAAGACGGTGCTAGGGGCAATCGAAATGCTGCGCGGCGCTAGTGAGCGCAAGGGCAATTACTATTATGTTGCGCCAACGTATCGGATGGCAAAAGAGATCGCTTGGGATACTTACAAGAGTATTATTCCCGAACGTTGGATAAGAAAGAAAAACGAATCAAACCTTAGAATAGATTTGATTAACGGATCTTGCATCTACCTTAAGGGCTCTGAAGATCCAGATGCTTTGCGCGGTCCTGCATTAAGCGGAGTAAACTTAGACGAATGCGCTTTTCAGACGGAATATACATGGAGATCAGTTATCCGTCCTGCACTTTCTGACCGCAACGGTTGGGCGCTCTTTACTACCACTCCATCGCCGGAAGGCACCGCAGGTTGGTTCTACGAAACAGTCCTGCTTTTACAGAATGCTGACATGGCTGATCCTGGCCTGGAAAGGCTTGATCCTAAGCAATGGTCATTATATGAGTACACATCCTTGCAAGGTGGCAACATTCCAGCAGCCGAAATTGCGGAAGCCAAAAGAACGCTGGCGCCTGAAGTGTTCGAGCGAGAATATGAAGCGAAGATACTGTCAAACACGGGTCTTGTGGTGTCGTGTTTTTCGATGGATAATATCGACTCAACGATTGAAGACGATCCAAGGTTGCCGCTATATGTTGGAATGGACTTTAACAACGATCCGCTTACTGCTATTTGCGCAAACATTATTAAGGTAAACGGCAGAGCTGTAGAATTGCGAATTTTTAATGAACTGAACCTAAAGGGCGCCAATACATGGGACATGGCAGACGTGCTAATTGATCTATATGGTGGCGAATGCTGGGCAAGCGAAGACGCAGATACTCGCCGCCGCATTATTGCCTGCCCTGACCCGACCGGCAAAAGGAAGCAAACGTCTGGCGTTGGTGTTAGCGATCATCAGATTCTTAGGAAGGCCGGAATTACTGTTTTTGCCCCTGAAGCGCCCTATAACACCGCTGACAAGATTCGATCCGTAAACGCAGCATTGCGCACAGCAGACGGGGAAGTGCATACCAAGATTCACCCACGTTGCCGGGAGCTGATAAAGTCATTCCGCACACTTGGTTACGCCGAAGGCACAAGAATGCCAAACAAAAAACTTGGCGTTGATCATGCTTTCGACGCCTTTGGTTATTTATGTCTGGGCAAATTTAACCTTGCAAAAGGCGAATCGGGTACTGTTACTACCCACAGAGTCTACTAATTCTCTATATTTTGCCTTTTTCTGGCGATTCTGGCGGTGGCTCCAGTGTGACTGGCCCTTTTTTCGTCCAGATCAGCCGCCAGCTTTCGACTTGCTCTTCAGGCGGCTGCACGGTGTACCAGAGATGGCCACAACCCTCGCAGCGCCGCCGTCTTGCGCGACTGCCGCACGCTGTCATGCGTGTTTCTACGATGGCTACGTCAAGGGAACCGCAGCTTGGGCTTACGCATTTAGCTAAAGCTACTCGCTTGCCCATTGTTACAAGCCAAGACTTCTCAGGATTTCGCCAATGCTCGGCGCTGAGCTGATTGTTGATCCGTTGGCAGTCTCGATGCGAAGAGTCTCTTCGCCGCCAGCATTAAGCCGATCTTCCACCAACTTGGCGTAACCGGCAATATCGTGCCAGCTATCGGCGTAATTAGGATCACCGCAGACAATGCGACCTATTTTGTGGAAAATCATATCCAGCGCCTCCCATTGATCTGCTGCCATGTGCGGGCGGCCTCCTTGTAAATGGGCGGCGACGACTCGCTTTAGGTCTTGCGTGACTTGAGCGTGATCCGTAAACTTGCCGTAACGCTTGCCGCGTTGTTCCAGTGTTTCTTCGATGCTTGTCATAACTTCAGCCCTTTGATGCGGTGACGGTTGCATCGTTATTATACCTGCCGGTGACGGCGTAAGAGAGCCTAGGTTCGGAATCCATCGTAGAAAACTTCATCTGCCCGATTTTGAGCCCTGGATAAATGCCTATCGGCCAAAGCTGGCGAACGTTTAGAAGCTCAAGCGTTAAGCGCGAGCCATGCCAGCCGGGATCGCCAAATCCGGCAAAAAGGTGCTCCAGTCCACTCCTTGCGCGAGAGGATTTAAGAATAAATTGGCCTTCCAAGTCGTTGGGAATGTTAAAAAACTCTTCAGTTTCAGCCAGAAAGAATTGTCCTGGCACTATGGGATAAGGGTTTTTCTCTGTGTATTTAGCGATTGAAACTAGCACCATTTCTGGGCTTTCCGCTGATTCGATCATAATGTTGCTGCCCAAGCGCAAGTCAAGCGATGCCGGGTTGACCAGCGCAGGATCATACGGAGTGACCATGCCAGCCATGCAGCGTTCGTGGATCTGCCAGTCAGCGAGAGTGCCCATGATGCGTTGATTGTTGCAGCGTCATTCTATCACGTTGCTTGCCGGCAAGGGATGAGCTATGATTGAGCCATGGAACGCCCCCGCGAGTTTACGATGGTCCGGCACAACGGCGAGATTGGCTGGAAGCTGCCATATTCCTACAAACTGTTACCATCTTCTGCAACGGCTGGCGTTGTTGTCGTTGATCCGGCAGGGGTGACGCACCTTGTCGCTCGCAAGACACTGACGCTGCGATGATTGTGCTATGATTGATGGGCAATTAGCAAAGGGCTGACCATGCTTGATTATCAGGCTTTTATTGGCAAACCGCTTAGTGACGCAAGCCGCCGTCGAATCATCGTGTCTGGCTGGCAGTGTGGTAAGTCTGCTTTGATATTCGAGGAGATGCACGCAAGAGCGCTTGAGCGTGTTACTCAGGGCGGTTCTATTACTCTGTGGCGCCGTCCGTGGAGCAGGGAAGATGGTGGTGCTACTATATCTTGCCCATGGGGGAGAGAGGATGGCCCTGAGACGTTTCACCCTGCTGCCACAGGGCACGTAAAGCCTTCGGTTGATCTTAAACCTCGGCGCGAAGTTGATAGGCTGCGCACTGCTGACATTCTTCAGGCAATGATCATACGCAATGCTACTGATCAAGCTATTCCCGAAGAGTGGATGGACGAACTAGACGATCTTGTTTGGCGTGAACGTGATAGATTGGCTACTGACGCTGGAAACTGACCATGGAACTTGAACTGCTGATTGTCAAACACTGACTGAAGTTTCTCGCAAGATCGCCGAGGAAGAAAGGCGCCGTCGAATTATTATTGCTGGCTGGCAAGGTCGTGGAAGCCTGGCGATGATGGAGCTTGGTAGACTGGCCGCTGACGCTGGAAACTGACCATGACCGCAACCCCACCTAGGCCACCGGCTGCCAGGTTTCCCAATCCTCTCGATGTCAAGTGGCAGTCTCAAAACGATAACGCCAGTGGCCGTGGCTACCGGGAGTGCTTCAGCTCTAGCTGCGCCATGCTGGCCATGTTTCATGGCAAGATTGCCAACGACGACGCCTACAACCGGATTCGTCGGCAATTTGGTGACACAACGGACGTAACGGCACAGCTCAGGGCATTGCAGTCACTAGGTTTACGCCCTTATTTTACGAAAAATGGCAAGCTGGCAGACATTGAAGCCGAGATTGACGCCGGCAATCCAGCCGCTGTGGCATGGCTGCACGAAGGGCCAGTGTCGGCTCCGATTGGTGGTGGTCACTGGTCGGTAATTGTGGGTTACACAGCTACGCATTGGATTCACAATGATCCGAACGGTGAAGCGCTGTTAGTCAGTGGTGGTTACACAGGTAATCGAAACGGATACAGGCTTGCGTACAGCCGGAAAAACTGGAATCCTCGGTGGCAGGAAGGCGGGGAAGCCTGGATGCTTACTTGTAAGCCTTGATTTATGTGCTAGAATCAAACTGTCCCATGCCCTCACTTTGAGTTCATTATGAATTTTATTGTTTCTGACGCTGGTGGCGCTGTTGGTCCGTTTCACTGGGCTAACGCAATAACGAATCCATCAGATACACAGTATCTTTCTTTTGATGGTTGGTTTGGCTTTGTTTGGCGCAATGATTTTCTATTTAGAATTGGAGGTCGTTCTGCTTACTTGTAAGCTATAAACGCAACCCCTACCCCCGGTTGCTTGTACGCCAACTTATACGCTAGCTTGTACGCTGGCGTATTTTTGTATGTGGGCATATTGTTTGGGAGAATGTTGGGGCGGGATATTATATTGGGAGAATACTGGTGCGAGATGGGAGAGGTATGGGCACCCCCTCCCCGCTATGCGAAAACCGCAACCCTGCCCCCGGTAAGCATAACAAACCGGGGGAGGATTGGAGAGTGGTAGCGATAGCCAATTGCTCAATATTGCGGCATGGCAAAGGTGAGGATAGCAGCGTTAGGATGCTTCCAAGTATAACCATCTAAGTAAGATTCAGTCTTAGCATTGCTACCGTTCAAGCCTGCTACCTTGCGTAGCGCGGTAATAACTTGCCTGTCTGTTAAGTTGTCGGCTAAAGTTATCTCTTCCCTGTGACACCAACAACCATTGACTGACCATCCGTTGCCATCATTGATGGCATCTGACGTTTCGACAATCCAAGTAGTTTGTGACATTGTGGTAGTAGCGATGGGATGATGGGATGATGGGATAATTAACGTTTGGAGATTATACCTAAAGGGTATATATCACGCGCCTTGTCTAATGCCTCATTGCGGCAAGATGCCCTAACATGATCAGAATGCAGCCCGTCATAATCACTGATACAATATAACCTTTCACCGGTTCCCCAGTATTCGGGATACTTACCGTAGGTGTAACCTTGTGGATTTAGCCTTACATGCTGGCAATATACCCTGCCAGTGTAGGTTTTAGCGGCTAATCTTTCATCGTAAATTGACATTGCGTTAGGGCGATGGAATGATGGAAATTAAGATCAATCACCATAGGCACACTCTATGGGTTGGCTACAATGATCGCAGTGTAAATCCTTATCTTCGTAGTTGACACCTAAGCCTGTCACCTGCCATCCGTCGCCACCGTAAGTCATCCCTATGTTGCGCGATTCTGACTTACAACAATCCTTGCACAATGCTCCACCGT